TGCATCAACTTCTGGAGTGTAATAATTAGGATGTCCTATTCTCACAACTCGTTCATATTCATCTGTGAGCCATGTCTCTTTTAAATCAGGTTCACACTCCATAAGATCATCGATAGCCTCTTGTATTGTATCTCGTGGGTCACCTGCATTTCCGTAGTCATCGACCCAACACCATTTATTCTTATCTTCGATTAGCATAATATACCCCTCAATGCAGTCTCTACCAAATCACATTCACTTTGACTTGTATAGTATTCCCTAATTTCCAAGGCTTTATTACTATCGAGCTTATCTTCCATTTCATCGTAATCTTTCATGGTTATCCCCGCTCCCAACAACATTGCAACACTCCGCCAACTTACCGTTAAGCCATGGCGTGCAGGCATCTTTACTAAAGGCGCTCCACGAAGTTGTCCCTTCATTCCACGTGAAAATTTGCCCATGCTTAAATTTTGCAAAATATCGCCTTTGAGAAATTTCCGGACATTTATCCCAAACAATAACAGGCGTATCAACAGGCACTTTCGTCCAATCCACAACACCCAAATATTCAGCAACATCTATCAATTGGTTGCGTTTCTCAAAGCATGTGCATTTTACAGGCACACACGGAGAATACGCACGCAGATATTTTGTTTCATCTACGAAGAAAAATAGTGTTTCACCTTCAATTTCCGCTTTCCTATAACCGTAATCATACATCCTCTGGAATAGTTCATCTGTGAATTCTTTATTATTCATACGATCACCCCTTTAACGATACACCGATACCGACTAAAATTATCGCGAATGCTGCAATAGCTTGTATTGTCATTACAATTACTCCTCTTCTTCTTGCTTTTCCCATCCAGCAACAATATTTATTCCAAATCCATCATACAAATTATCAACGTAGTCAATCTCATAAAATGTTTCGTTTGCACCGATATAACATTCTTGATCTTGGTCACATTTTTCTAAATACTTAATTAATTCACGTACTGTCATTTTCAACGCCCTTTCTTGATGTAATCTTTTATTGCAATAAAACTTCATTCTGCACATGAAATTTTTAAAACTATAGCCATTCACGACTACAGAAATATGCCCATATTTTCCGTGATGTGTAAAATTACGTAGTCTTCATCATCCTGAATGATCTCGTCAGCCATAGTGCCGATGAACTTTCGATTATCGTTTTCTAGAACTCCAGCAGCTTGCAACCCATCAAGAATAAACTTCTTAGCAAATGCCACGTTATCAGGATCGTGCCTGGTTGATGAGTGCCATTCAAATAACAGGTCTACTTTTCCATTAACAGGTTGAATCTGCTGTGACAAACATTGCGCTTTAACCTGCTCAGTACATTTCTTCTTCATGGCTGCCGCAGCTATAATTGAGCCACGTTCACAGTCAATATACTCATTCAGTGTTGGGAACCTGTCATGGGTTTTCTTCCTAAACCTGAACTGACATCGTAATACAATTCTCATCGGTGAGACTCTCCATTGAATATAGCCACAGCATATTCACCGCGTAGGCGGTCATACACCCTTTGACTATAGTTCTTCTCAGTCCACGCATCACTATAATTTGTTGTAAGAATTATGGGTTTCATCCGGTTGTAGCGATCAATAATGATGCTTTCGACTTTAGACGGTACCCAATCAGACTTGGAATACTCTGCACCAAAGTCATCGAGCAATAGCAATGGGATATTCCGCAGTTTTTGCTCAAATCTTAGATAAGCTACATTGTCGCCTTTAGACAATGTAAGCATGGTGTCTAATAGATTAGGCATCGAAATCATTAGGCATCCTTTACCTAATGCCATAGCCTGTTTCAAGATACTCACTGCAATCGATGTCTTGCCGGTACCAGCTGGGCCCCTTAATATGAGGCCCTTGCCAGAATCAAGATTAGCTTTCAGATTATCAGAATACTTTTTAACTACGTCGTAAGCTTCAGTGTTCTCTTTTGGAAAACTACCGTAATTACGTAACCAGTCGAAATCCATATCATAATAGCGCTTAGGGATTCCAACTGCAGCATAGGTGGTGTTGACGTTTGTTTGAATGACTACGGGTTCATCGTAGACCGGGTAAAAGAACTCATTTTTTACCGTGGACTCTTTGATATTCTTTTTCCCAGTCGACGTCTTCGTCCTTTCTCGAATTTTTTCGAGACACGCCTCTAGCATTGCTGTTACGTTTGCTTGTTCCATTGTCCTTTGCTGCCTCCTCCCTAATCTTGTTATTTAGAACGGCTGTGATATACGCGATACTAGCTTTACCTACTTCGCTAGATTTACTAATAGCATTAATAACTTCATTTTCACCAAAGTCATTAACAAGACATTCTAGCTTCTCTTTTGTCACAGAAGAAATTTCACCTACATCGTTCATATAAATTTTGAACACGTTTTCATATGGATCATGTTTTTTAGATTCATCCTCAAACATGGATAATATTTCCTTATCTAATTTTTCATTTTCGTGCGCCTCATTATATGAATATGAATATATACTTTCCTTTCCTTTCCTTTCCTTTTGTTCGTTTTGTTCAACGACCGTTGAAGTTCGTTGAACGGTCGTTCGATTTTGTTCCTTTTTTCTGCGAGCTTCACCACTTTTAATGCCTGCGAGCCTACGTTGCTCCTGCTTTTTCTCAAATTTACTTCTTCGCTCTTCTTGTCTGCGAATTAGACTAGGAGACCAAAAATACTCGTCATCACATTCAAGCAATTCAAAATCATAAATTAACGAGTTTACGAACAAAAATGATTTATTTGAACAAAAGAAAGTGT